TAGAATATTAAATCAAATAGTAGACAATAGCGGTAATGAAACTAATTGTTTTATAGGTTTTACTTCAACATATACCACCAATAAATGTGATAATATCATACCTAAATACATATCACATGATTGTACTATAGAAGCATTAAAAACAACTGCTCATAACTTATTGGACACTACAGGGGAAGTAGCCCTATACCAAACATATGATACCACAAATTCTAGAATTAAAATGTACTCACCCGCTATGGGTAAATCTATAGAATACGTATCCGCAGATGGCAGGATTATAGGTAGTGATGCTTGGACAAAACTAGGTTTTTTTGGCGTATCGCCTGTTACAAGACCTGAAAATGTTGATGTAACTATAGAGGATGTTCATGCTGCATTAGTAGTATTAGGGCTGATAAACGAAACTAGCAACTAGAAGTGGACTATTTAAAATGCCTCTATATAGATATCCAAAATAAGAACAAGGGATTTTTGGTTTCCTTATATATTCTTTAGTATGCATTTTAAATACTTAATAGACAAGAGCTAAAATGAGAGCTAACAATATAGGCAAAAAATTGTCACATGAGTATAAGTGTAAAATCGGTAAAGCTAATTCTAAACCCGTAAATAAAGCAGTATACACGTTCATACATAATTAGCATGGAATTGTTATGTGTACTATGTGGGATTTATACACAAAATGTAACTTAAATCCTGCGCACTTAAGTAAAGTTTGTAATAGAGTTAAAATGTATAATTCACATAAAGGATGGTCACTATGGGACTCATAAGTAAGATTTTTGGTATAGACAATGTAGTAGATGGTTTAGTTAAAGTATCTACAGAATGGATTCAAACTGACATAGAGAAGGCTAAAGCAGGACATATAGATGCTGAGGCTAAAGCCTTATTTATTAAGACATTAGATCCTAACGGTAAGATGAGGAGAGATCTAGCTACATTTGCTAGTAAAGCTTATGGATATTATCTATTTATTACATCATTGCTTATAGCTATGGTAGCATTTAAGATAGGTGACCCTGAAGGAGCTAAGGTAGCATCTAAGATGATGGCAGAACTATTCACGCCAATAACTGCTAGTTGGGCTACCATTGTTACAGCCTCTTTCGGGGTTAATGCGACTAACACATTAAAAGGAAAATAAGTATATGAAAGAGAAACTAATAAAATTAATGAGGTTATTACAGAAGATACCTACAGATAAAGCATACCATGCACTAGGTGGTACTATAGTAGGTTCTATAGTACTTATGATAATAACAGCGCTAGATACTGTTGGTATAGACCAGTTTGCTTGGTTAATGCTATATACAGTAACTATGCTTACTGTTGGTTGGGGTATAGAACTATTTCAAATATACACTAGATCAGGACAGTATGATAATATGGATGCAATAGCTGTAATATTAGGTGCATTAGTCCCAGCATTACCATTTGCATTATTAATGTATAAAGGAATATAATGAAGTACTTTACTGAGGAAGAGATAAATTGTCCATGTGGATGCGGGGCTACACTTAATGATGAAACTAAAGAGAAACTAGATACTCTTAGGGAGTTATATGGTAAACCTATCTATATAGAACAAGGGGCTACTTGTTTAGATTACAGTGTAAATAAGATAGGTAGGAAACCTACAAGTACACATATTGACAATGGTAGTGGTGCTATGGCTGTAGACATCAAGAGTAAGACTTATGGGACTAAAGCAGAATACTTTGATTTTCTTAGTAAAGCTATTAATGTAGGTTTTACTGGTATAGGTCAAGGTAGTTATTGGGTAGGTGCAGGTAAGAATAGAAGACTTCATATAGATACTAAATTAAGTGATAGTAGAGATGTGAGAAGTTGGATGTATAAGTAGGATAGTATGCTATAATGCTACTAATAAATAAAATATAAGGATTTACTAATGGCTAGTTCTATTAAGTTAAAAAATGATTTGGGTACAGAGATGGTTATTACTCATAAGGATGGATTACCAGCTAGAGAAGTGCATGGTAGTGACATAGTAATAGCTGTAGATACTATTGACGATATGAAGGCATTAGCTAATCCTTATGACGGTATGCCTGTGTTTGTAAGAGATATGGATAGAGGTGGTAACTTTATTTATGACTCTAGTAAAGTAGATGAAGATAATGACGGTACAAATTTTATTGGGTATGTTAGGCAGTATAGTGGTACTGTGAGTGTTAAGTGGTTTGGTGCAGTTGGTGATGGTACAGCTGATGATACTGAAGTTATACAAAAGGCAATAAACTTTATAAGCGCTTCTAGCTCTTCTACATATGGTGGTACTTTATATTTTCCTAGTAGCTATTACACTATAAGCTCTACTTTAGTTTCTGCAAATCACTTAAGTATCTTAGGAGATAATCAATTAGATACTTATATACAAGGGGATTTTGCTGGGTATTTAATAGATACTAGAACAGCTAGCAAGAAATTTTCCGCTAGAAATATAACATTTAAACAAGAGTCTGGCAGTTTATCTAATGGTTTATATATAATGCCTTGGCATGGGCAAGTAGCAACAATTAGTGATTGTAGATTTTACAATATGGAAATAGCAGTAAACTCTACTGGTAATATTGGCGGGACTTTTAAAGATATATTTTTTGACGGCGTTACAGTAAAAGGTATTTCTTTAGATGCTGGTTCAACTGAATGGGTCACAGCAACTGAGTTCTATAATATATACTTCTTAGGCGGAGGGCCTTCATCCATAGCATTCGACCTAAATAGAGTTATTAATGTGAAGTTGGAACATTGTACTATCGAGTCCAGCGGTACAGCTATTAAGGCAACTGGGACTGTTCAAGCTACAAATTGTTGGTTTGAAAGTAACCAGTATGATTATGATATGATAGACGCTAATAAAACTGAGACTGATTGTGTTCATATCAATACAGCTAATAGTGATATATTCTCATATACAGTTGGGATCCCTGTTGAAACAAGAGGGCACAGAAAAACTTTAAGTAATGGTATGAATATGACAAAGCTGGAAACTGATAGGATAGTATTCCCATCTACACCAGTACCAAATTCTAATTCAAACACCTTAGATTTCTATAAAGAGGGTTTATTTGCACCAACAGTATCTGGGAGTTCTACTGCAGGTACTGCTAGTTACTTTGCAAAAGTTGGCTCATATACTCAAATAGGTAATAGAGTATTCTTTAGTATTAATTTAAACTGGAGTGACCACGATGGGGACGGTGATTTTGTTATTAGTGATTTACCTATAGCACCTAATGGTAATACACAAGAAAATGTTGCTATATCTGTATTTTCCTACAATATAGCTATTGATGCAGACTATATTTTAGAGGCTAGGTTAAATGCGGGTAACCCTAGTATAGAGCTTAAGCAGAGACATACTGATGGGAGCTCTAAAAGTGTACCTTTAAGTGATTCAGGTGTACTAGTATTAAGTGGTAATTATAGAGCTTCTGGTTTCTAGTATTATGATACTTAAAATAAATAAAACTGGAGTACAGTAAAATATGATAAATATGAATACACTATTAAAAGATTTTAAATCTGATTTTACTGCTGCAGAAGTAGGTCAAAAGACTTGGGTTGCTAAACGAGATGCTTGGGTTGCTGAGACCTATGGTAAAAAGTATGGTAATGAAGTCAAAGGAAGATCTGCTATTGTAAGCAAAGATATCAAGAGACAATTAGAGTGGTTAATACCTAGTATGACTGATCCTTTCTTAAGTACTCCAGATGTTATTAAATGTAATCCTATTGGACCTGAAGATGTAGCTGCTGCTGAACAGAATGAAGTCCTACTTAATGCACAGTTCACTAGAAAGTTTGATAGATATAACTTCATTAATAGAGCAGCTAGAGTACTTGCTACTGAAGGTACTTGTATAGTACAAACAGGTTGGGAGTATGAGGAAGAGAAGGTAGAGAAGATTGTAGAGACTGTAGTTGTAGATGAGATTACAGGTGAACAATCTATTACAAAAACTAAGATAGAGGATATTAAAGTAATTGTAAATAAACCTACTGCTCAAGTATGTAGAAATGAAGATGTGTATGTAGACCCTACTTGTATGGGAGATCTAGATAAAGCACAATTTATTATCTATAGATATGAGACTGATCTTAGTACACTTAGAAAAGATGGTAGATATAAGAACCTTACTAAAGTAGCTAAAAGTACTATGGCTGATGATTATGACTATAGACCTGAAGATGAGACTTACTTTGAATTTAGTGATGCTGCTAGAAAGAAGATCGTAGTATACGAATATTGGGGTAACTATGATATGGATGGTTCAGGTATTGCTACACCCGTAGTATGTGTATGGACTGATTCAGATATCATTATTAGACTAGAAGATAATCCATATCCTGATAAGAAAGCTCCATTCCTTGTAGTACCATTTACTCCTATTCCTTTCCAATTAGAAGGTGAAGCTCTTGCTGAGAATATTGGAGATAATCAAAAGATTAAGACTGCTATCATTAGAGGATTAATTGATAATATGGCTAGGTCTAACAATGGTCAAGTTGGTATTAGAAAAGGAGCATTAACTCCTACTGATAAGAAGAAGTTTCTAGCTGCTAAGAACTTTGAGTTTAATGGTAGTCCTAATGACTTCTGGCAAGGTAGTTATAATCAGATACCTTCTAGTGCATTTAACATGTTAAGTCTTATGGATAATGCTATAGAGAGTCAAACTGGTGTTAAAGGATTTACTGGTGGTATTAGTTCTAGTAGTTTAGGAAGTACTGCTACAGGTGCTAGATTAGCTACAGATGCTACAAGTATGCGTAAGCTTAACCTTGTTAGGAATATGTCTGAGAATCTTATTAAACCATTAATGCGTAAATGGATGGCTTATAACTCAGAGTTTCTTGAAGAAGAAGAAGTAGTAAGAGTTACAAGTAAAAAGTTTGTACCAATTAGAAGAGACGACCTTGAGGGTAGAATAGATATTGATATTAGTATCAGTACTGCTGAAGATAATAGTGCTAAAGCCCAACAACTTAGTTTCCTACTACAAACTATAGGACCTAACTTAGGTATGGGTTTGATGCAAACTATACTTGCTGATATAGCATCACTTAATAAAATGCCAGAGTTAGCTGCTAAGATAGAAGCTTATAAACCAGAGCCAGATCCTACAGAAGAACAAGCTAAACAATTAGAGATGGATAAACTAGCATTAGAGAATGAGAAGCTTAAAGCTCAAGTCTCTGACTTGTACAAAAAAGCTGAAGAGAATGCTATGGATGTACAACTTAAAGAAGCTAAGACTAGAGTAGAGAATGCTAAAGCTGATAAGCTATCTAGTGATAAAGATATGACAGACTTGAAGTTTGTTAAAGAGAATCACGATATAGAGCATCAGAATAAGATGGAACTAGAAGAGCTTAAAGCTAGAATGAACTTACTTAGTATGCACTATCAAGCTAAGAATGGTGATACCAATATAGGAGTTATGTAATGACAATATTAGATAGAGCAGCTAGAGTAGAACAAGCTAACAATCTTATGAAACAAAGAGATACTGAACTACAAGGACTAGCTGCAATAGGAGCTAAGGTACTTGAGGAACAAAAGAAGGCTGATATCTATAAGAAGATAGATGAAGCCCATACAGCTGGTATAGATGATGGACTAGCTGCAGCTATGCGTAAGTTTGGCTTATATAATTAAAAGGATAGTAAGATGGAAGAACAAGGATTAGCTCAACAAGCTGTAGGACCACAACAAGGTATGGGACAAGGTAATAGACAACAAGAGATGCAACAATTAGTTATTCAAGTTATGCAGTTACTACAACAAGGTATTACTCCAGAAGAGCTTCTTAAAGAAGGTGTACCACAACAGATCATTGATGTAGCTATGCAACTACTACAACAACAAAGTGGGCAAGGTATAGAACAACCTTCAATGGAAGAGCAACAACCTATGTCTACCGAAGGTCAAGGACTTGCTCAATTAAGTTTACAGTAAGGTTAAGTTAAGTTTAAGTACTCTATAATACCAGCGATTATAACTTCTGTTATAAATTCACATATCAATAACTAAAGGAATCATAATATGATGATTAACCAAGCAAAGACTGAAAATGTTGAAGATGAGGCATTAGCTTCTGTAGAGAACGAGTATTGGGTTGAACTAAAGAACTCACTAGATAGATTAGAGCAAAATGAAGACTTCATTAAGCTTATTAGAGAGGGTTACTTTAAGGACAAAGCAATCAAAGGTGTTAGTCTACTAGCTACTGACTATGTAAGACAGAATGGTTTAAGACCAGAGATTATGGAATCATTAGTTGCTATTAGTGCTCTAGAAGATTACTTTATTATGATTCAGAACTTAGGAACTCCAGAGGAATTTACTGCTGAAGATCTTGAAGAAGATGAGGAGTAGTAGATGGCTAATACACTAGAGAATGAGTCTAACTATAATGAAGACGATCTCTATGATATGGATGATGATGCTTTAGAAGCTGCCTTTAAAGAGGCTAAGGCTGCTGAAGCTAACTCTGATATTGTAGAAGATGAAACTCCTAATACTGAAATAGTAGATATGGAAGAAGAAGATGTTGATGAGATATCAGAAGATTTGGAGCAATCTGACAAGCAGGACTCCGATGATGATATTGAAGATGATGACGAATCTGAAGAAGTAGATGAGGAGAACTCAGAAGATGATGACGATAAGTCTGACGAGAATATCGAAGACACTGATGAGAAAAACTCTGACGATACTACTAAAGATACTGATAAACTTCAACCAACACAGAAAAGCAAATTTAAAGCGGATGGTGTAGAGTATGAATTTACTGATGATGAGATTAAAGAAAAGTTTCCTCAAGTATTTGCTCAAGCTATGAACTATACTAAAAAGATGCAGAAGATTAAACCATGGCGTAAGACTATAGATGCTATAGAACAAGCTCAGTTAAGTCAAGATGACATCAATCTAGCTATAGATGTGTTGAAAGGCGATAAAGGTGCTATTGGAGAGTTACTAAAGAGAACAGGTGTAGATGCCCTCGATTTAGATACTGAAGATAACAACTATGTACCTAACGATTATGGTCGTGATGAACAAGCCTTAGATTTAAAAGATGTAATAGATGATATTAGTGCTGATCCAGAGTATACACTTACACAGAAAGTGCTTACTAATGATTGGGATGATACATCATGGAATGTTATGTCTAAAGATCCTCAGATGATTAAGGCTTTACATACAGATATTAAAAGCGGTATGTTTAATAAAGTACAACCTATTGCTGCTAAGCTTAAAGTATATGATGGAGGTCGTAAAACAGATCTTGATTATTACAAAGAAGCAGCAGTAGCTTACTTTACAGAACAGAACACTGCTAATCCTGTTATGGATACTAGAGCTGAGGATCGACAGGCAGCTAAAGAACAAGAAGTACAACGTGTTAAGAATGAAGAACTAGCACGTAAGTCTAAAGTTCAGAAAGCTAATAAGCGTAAGAGTGCTGCACCTACTAAAAATAGTGCAGGAGCAAATGGTGGGAAAGTAGACTATTTAAGTGATTCTGATGAGGATTTCGAAAAATGGTATGCTAGCCTACAAGATAAGTACTAGGGATAGTACTTATTATTAAAGGATAATATTATGGCTGTTTCAAATTTCTATGGTGATGGAACTAACTCTTCAGTTGGTCCAAATACAATTACACACTTTTATGACAGAGCTGGTATCAAAGCAGCAAATAGAGTAAACGTTTATGGTCAGTTTGCTTCACGTAAACAAATGCCTACTAAAATGGGTAAGACTTTTAAAATCAGTAAATTTCTACATATGTATGATAGAACATTACAAGATACTGACTTTGCTGCTAAAGGTTACTTAACTGCACGTAGTGCTCTTGATGTTTCTAACTCATTAGCTAATGCAACTCTTTCAGAAGGTGCTACTGGTGTTAATAAGAAGACTTTACAAAAAGTTACAATGGAAACTTCACTTGCACGTTATGGTGAGATGATTGACTATACTGATGAAGTAGAGCTATTCTCTGAAGACTATATTCAAACTCGTTACCGTGAAGAACTTGGTGAACTTGCTAACTCAAGAGTTGAAGATCTTATCCAACTTGATATGTTAGGTACATCAACTGTTATGTATTCTGGTACTGCTACTTCTAAAGCTACTATCGGTGATGGTGCAGCTGCAGATGGTTCTGATGATGATCTTTGGAAAGTATCTTATGATTTAATTCGTAAAGGTGTTCGTAAACTAGTTCGTAATAGAGCTAAAAAGAATACTCAGATTGTAACTGGTTCTACTAAAGTTGATACTAAAACAGTTAACAAATCTTACTATGCAATCATTGGTGCGGATGTTAAATCTGACCTTGAGAACTTAACTCGTGGTTCTGGTTATGAGAAAGAGTATGTTTATACTCCTGTTCAAAAATATGCTGGTGCAACTTCTCTTGCTGAAGGTGAAGTAGGCGCAATGCATGAAGTACGTTTCATTGAAGCTGAAGGTGCTGTTGTATTCCGTGGTGAAGGTGCTGCTATCCCAGACGACTACACTGGGTCATTGCAAAATGATGGTAGTAACTTTGATGTATTCCCAATCCTATTTCCGACTGAAGGTGCTTTTGCAACTGTTGGTCTTAAAGGTAAAGGTAAAATCAAATTCAATAGTGCTTCTCCTTCGCAAGTAGATAGTGGTAACACATATGGTACAACTGGATTCTTCAGTTATAATCTCTTTTATGGGGGGATTTTATTAGAGGAAGAGCGTATGCTAGCTATATATGCAGCAGCTAGTAAATAACATCTAATATTAAGCCTGTGTTAAGCACAGGTTTAGTATACTGTCCTTACTAATAAATAAGGACACAAAATGTTTAGACAAATAAAAGAATTCCCACTGTATGAGATAGATGAAAATCTAACTATCAGACATATAACTTCCCAACGAATTAAAAAACCACATAGAAACGGACCTAACGTAAGACTCTACGGAGATGACCAAAAAGAATACAGTAGAAAAATAGTAAAGCTATTTGAAACTACATTTCCAGAATTAGTAGAAGGTGTTAAGTTAGATGATTATCCAGATTACAGAGTAAGATCTAATGGTGATATATATGCTTTGTACCAATGTAAAGTACTAAAACCTGCAACTACTAGAGATGGTTATCTACAAGTATCTGTAACACATAAAGATGGTACTAAAAAATCACAATTAGTCCATAGGCTTGTAGCTTATGCCTTTTTAGAGCAACCAGAAGATACTGATGATAGGATATCTGTTAACCATATTGATGGTAATAAGAAAAATAATTCTGTTGACAATTTAGAGTTTATAACTCATAAAAAGAACATGGAACATGCTGTAGCTACAGGGCTATATGAGACTAAGGTGCGTAAATGTAAAGTATCATTAGATGGTACTAATTGGGAGTATTTTAAATCTTTTGAAGATGCTAGAAAATACATTTCTAGTATGAGCAATACAAACCCTAACCATTCACAGATTAGAAGAGCTGCT